GAGCAATTTAAACTTCTTACTGCGGTTTCTATGACTGTTACATTAACGCCTGACCCAAGATCAATTTTTTCAATTAAACATATTTCCTCTTGCTGAACATCACTACTATTATATCTTCTTAAATAGACAGCGTACGCTGGAGTATCCCCAGCAATATCTTCAGAGCCTAACTTTATACCCATGTCTACTTGATAAACACCATCCATCGGGCAAGTGTAATAAGTTGCATTAGCCAAAGCTGATTGAAACCCTGCAGATGTCCCTGAGAACAAATCATCTGAATCAGTTATTTCAGTAGAAAAACACATGAATGCAGTTTGTCCATCAGTTAAGGTTCCTCCCGATGACATTTGTCTCATAGCAGGCTGAACACTTTCATTTGGGGTTACTATGTGAGTGTTGGTTGATCCCCAACCTTGTACTGGAACTGAAAACTCAGCTAGGATGTAGTCATCAGTATTAAATTCAAAGTTTCCTCCATGTGGATTTACATTTTGAGTAATCTCATTATTTGTCATTTCAAAAATTCTAACCTGGGTTGTTGAATTATATCCCACTATACCATCCCAGGAAGATCCATCAGCATTAACAAGTCTTGCTAGTCCTAAAGGAAGTCCCCAATCTGTTAATTTATTTGTATCAACTGTAATTCCTGAAGGTAGGTTTATTGATAGAGCAGTGTCAGTTAGACTTCCTCCTGTGACTAATATCTTAACTCTGTAGTGTTCTGAATCTCCAATTCTTTTTCTCCATCCACTATAAGTAACATCTCCTGTCCATGTTCCCGTGGGAGTCCAGGTTTCCCACTCAGTAATTGTCCCCAAATCTGCCTGGACAAATGGATCTTGACTCATTTCTACATCATCAATTATTAATTTATATGCTGACAAATTTTCGGCATCAGTAGTTTTTTTAATTCCCCATTGTAAAGAAGTTGCCCCACTTGGTATAGTAAATGTAGTAACAAATTTCTTTGACGTATTTGTGCTTTTTAATAAGTCTGAAGAAGAGGTTAATATGGTACCAGCATTATCTTTAACCTGTACTGTAAAATCATCATCTGCTCCGTCATATGTATAGTAAAAAGAAATACTACAAGTTTTCCCTTTTTGTCTTTTATAAAAAGTTATATCACTAGCACCACAAAAAAATGATTCGGCACTAGTTCCACTTGGTATGTATTTTAAAGATTTTTCAGATAAAGAGTCTGCATCGTCTATAATAGAACAAGTTCCTCCTGTAGCTGAATATGCTGAAGTAGCTCTAAAATCTTCTACATAAAAAGTATCTAAACCTCCAGAAGATCCAGCTCCAACGTCTGTAAAATTCGTACCGTCATGAACTTTAAGTCCTTTAGAAGCTGAGTCAAAATAAAGAGCGCCTGTTTCTGCATTTGCAGGAGCAGACGTAGATTCTAATCGAATACCACCTCTAAACTTTTTTAAATCTTTATTGTCTGACATATCTACCTCTTACTCACTCTATAATGAACTGTAATTGCTGCATCAGCTTTAATATATTTTAATACAGGTTCATCAACACTATATAATACTACAGAGCCTTCTGTATCCATTGCAGTAATTCCTACTACCCAAAAAGTTGTTTTATCATGAGAACTTTCTAAAACTGGTGTTGCTGCTCCTGATATCATAATTTCATCAGCATAAGGAGGTAATTCAAAAACCTCATCTGCTGCTAAACTCTTACTTTGACTTGCTACTCCTGCCATATATTACTCCTTAAAAAGTTGTCCAATGTACTGTTGCTACACATTTTCCCCCTGTAGAGGCACCGTCGTGTATAATTACTCTTATATATTGCATTAATGCTGTATTAATTACTTGACAATTACATACACCTGAAGTTGAACTACATTGCATATTTCCAGGTTTATTTTCGTCCTCCTCTGTATAATGAATAGGATTTCCTGAGCTATCTACTACAGGACACCAATTCTCTCCATCTGGACTCATTTCTAAACTCATTGAACAATTACATACTGTACAAATTGCACAAAATGCAAAATCCTTTGCCTGTGAAGGCATTACAAAAGGCTTACTAACATTATATCTTGCATCGTTTGCCCCAATATTATCTAAAGGACATATTCCAAATTTATCAGAAGTTGTACCAGTAACTGTATTTTCTGGAGAACAATTAGTTATATTATTAAGATTGTCTGCACAATATTGTAATGTTACTGAACTTTTTACGCCATCTTTAGTTTCTAACACAGTATTATCAAATTCAAATGTATGGTGAAATGCTGAAGCCATTATTTTTTTCTCCTTCTAAACCAAAGTTTTGCTCTACATTTATCTTCCCCTAAATCGCAACTTCCTGCTCCACTCCATTTTACTCTCATATGAGCTAATTTTGGTCCTTTTATTATATGTTGTTTTATACTATTTGGAGCACATCCACTAATTTGTACAATATTAGATTGTAAACCACCTTCTGTAGTTTCTGAAGCTGGTGCTACATACATTGTAATCCCATCTGCAGTAATGTCTCTACTGTATAAAGTGCCAGACCCTGAGTCTGAAGTAGCTAAAGCCTCTGTGTCTGTATGTTGCATAAAAAATGCATCAATATCTCTATCTGTAATTTTAGGATTACCTTCATGACCTTTAACATCTTTAACAGATTCAGAGCAATCATTTAGAGTGTCTCCCCATCTATAGTAAACTTCCATACCTCCTCCAGGATTTGTAGAAGCATCGTATGGATTAGGATTTATATATTGATCTTGAGTTGTAGTAGTTACACCTGCAGAGGAAGGTTGTCTTAAATTATATGGTTTTTTTCTATTCTGATATTCTGCTGCAACTGCAAAAGTAACCCCATAAATTGTTAAAGGTTTTTCTCCATTGTAATTAGTAGTAGAAATCCACCAATTATCTGAGTGAAATGAACTTTCGTCAAAACCGCCCTGAAATGCGTAAATTGAGTCAGTAGTACTTGTTTCTATAAAACCACTTGCTAAATATGTTGTAGGCACATATTCTGCTGCACTATTTTCATGCCTTAAATGTTTATTTTGTATTACAAACCCAGTTTCTCCGTCTTTAGATAAATTATATCCTGACACTGACCCTGCTCCAACAATATCTTCTAAAGATTGTCCATCATAAGATACTACAAAATGAAAAGGTTGATCAGCTCCTCCAACTTGAGTTTTTCCATATCTAATTTCGTTTTCAGATAATGCAGTTCCTGCATGAGCTGTAGTACCTTGATAAGATAATGTAACTGAGTGCCATCTTCCATCTAATAAATTTATGGTACTACTTCCAATAGTTTGTGTAGTATTGTAGGCTACCCAATGTTCAGCATCTCTTTCAAACCCATTAAAAGATAAAATTAATCTGGCAGTTTGATCTTGACTATCTACCCAAGTACCATCATCTTTTAAATTTTTAGTCATAGATACAGTAAAACCTTCGCCTTTAAGAGGATTAACTAAATAAATAGAATCTGAATTTGACATGGTAACTAGACCATTTCCTTGAGAGTCAAAATTATTTAAAGTTAAATCTATATTATTAGATGTCCTATCATTTGCTACTGTAATAGAGTCGCCTGCTTCGTCAAATGTCCACCAACCCTCTACATTAGAATAAGTTAAAGTATTAGACATTTGGTAATTATGTGGCTTACCTTCATAGCTGCCGTTTTTACTATAAAATTCTTGAGCTTTAGCTAAAGTTGTAACTTCACTATGTAAAGATAAATTATCTAAAGATCCTTGAAAAGCATATTTACTATCTGCTCCTCCAATTTCATTCCAACCAGAAGCACCAAAAGTTCCTGGCACAAAAGTTCCAGTTGTATATTTAAAATGCTTGTCTGCTGCTGTAAATGTAGAAGACCCTCCTTTTGAAGCATTTTTAGTTAATTGAGTACCGTCTACAAATACCTTAAGGTTAGTATCATAAGTTTTAGAAGTACTTCCATCTCCACTTCCATCCCAAGTAATTTGTAAATTGTGCCAATTTCCATCTAATAGAGAAGCTGCTGGATAATTAACCCAAGCATCTGCATCATCTTCAAAACCATCTAAGGAAAGCAGAAGAGAAGTAGCCTGGCTTGCAGAAACATCAAATGTATTATTGGATGTATTTACCTTTTTACTAAATGAAGCAGTCAACCCATTTCCAAATTTATCATAAGCTGCCACCGTTGCTCTATATATTGAATCAGAACTAGTTAAAGTTTTTATTTCTCCATGTGCAGCAGTATCAGTCCAACCTGCACCTCCAGTGTCCCAATTGAAATAAGGAATTAACTGTGCAGAACCTACTGTATCTTGTATCCAAGGAGAAGCTGTAATAGAGTCTCCTGAAGTATCTCCACAAGCAAAATTTGCATGAAGGTTTGATTCTCCTGACAAATCTTTTGGCACTCCATAATTGTAATAAGTGCTTACATCAGAACTTATGTCTCTTTTCCAAAAAGAAACTTCATCAATAGAAAAATCTTCAGTATAAGGTCCTGTAGTAGTGCCACCAAAACTAAAATAACTATCAAGTGCATAATCTGTACCACTAGTTTTTTCTGTAGTTGTTTGAAGATTTCCATCTATATATAATTTATGATGAGACGTTGATGCGCCTACTGTGTGAGAACTAGCTGTCCCTGCTCCTGAATTTGTTAAACAAATAAAATGCCAATTTCCATCAGTAATAAGATTGTATGTTGATGAGCCATATTGAGGTTCAGAAGCATATGCTAAAGAACCAATTCTCCATCTAACAGTTGAATCAGTGTCCCTTGTCCATAGTGCGCAATCCCAACTCTCTTCACTGTCGAATATTAGTTGTGTACCACTATAGTGACTTGCGGAAATATTATTATGTCTAAACCAAAAAGATATTGACCACGGATTTGTTGCTCCAAAATAACCAGTTCCAAAGATATTACTACTTGTTCTTAAGGTAGATTTAACTTGACCATATGAAGAATTAGATTTTAGACATTTTGTGTTTCCTAGAACTTCAGGTACAGTAGCTTTTGCACCATTGTTAAAAAGCACAGGTAGATAATCATCTTGGTAAGATTGAACTTTCATAGTAGTGTCTGAAAGTGTAGCAAT